TCGGGCTACGACCTGCGTACTGCACGTCGTTCGATGAACCTACTAACCATAGAGTGGGCAAATCGTGGCATCAATATGTGGACGATTGAGCAGGGCACGAAGAATCTGGTACAGGGCACTGCGGCGTACGATCTACCGGACGACACCATTGACTTGCTTGAACACGTTATAAGGACGGGTGCAGGTAATGCCTCAACGCAAGCTGACCTCACACTTACAAGGATTAGTGTCTCCACCTACGCCACAATCCCAAACAAACTTTCTCAAGCACGACCGATACAGATTTACATCAGCCGCAACTCTGGAGCCACGTACCCCGCAACCAGCAGCTATTCTCCATCTGCAACCGCCCACCCCCAATTCACAGTTTGGCCCGTACCTGACCAAGGCACCGAAGCTTCGCCGTACTATCAGGTAGTTTATTGGCGTATGCGTCGAGTACAAGACGCAGGTGATGGATTGCAGACTCCTGATATGCCGTTCCGTTTCCTTCCCTGTATTACCGCAGGGCTAGCTTATTACATAGCTCAGAAGATTCCTGAAGGTATGGAGCGACTTCAAATGCTCAAAGCTGCTTATGAAGAGCAGTGGAACTTTGCTGCTGGCGAAGATCGTGAGAAGGCTGCTGTCCGTTTTGTACCCCGCAGGATGTATCTGGGTAATACTGGGAGCTTCTGATGCCTAATCAGTTTGCCTCTGGTAAATGGGCCATTGCACAGTGCGATAGGTGCAACTTTCGCTTTAAACTGAAGCAGCTAAAGTCGTTAGTGATTAAGACCAAGAATGTGAACATTCTTGTCTGTCCGGAGTGCTGGGAACCAGATCAGCCACAGTTACAGCTTGGTATGTATCCGGTATATGACCCGCAAGCCATACGTAACCCCCGAGTTGATTCCAATTCATACCGTCAGGCTGGGTTTAATGGTTTGCAGATTGATCCTGTGAATGATGACTCTAGCATCGACGAGCTAGGTACGATTACAATGGGCAGTCGTATTATTCAGTGGGGGTTCAACCCCGTTGGCGGATCAAGATCGTTTGATGCTGCGCTAACTCCTAATGATTTAGTTGGTGTTGGTGCTGTTAATTCAGTAACTGTTTCTTAGGAGTAAATGATGGATAAGAAAGATTTAGCGCAAGACAAAAAGATGATTGCTGGTGCAGTGCACAAGCATGAGAAAGCCAAGCACAAAGGTGCGCCGCTGACTAAACTTAAGAAGGGTGGCCCTACAGGTATGGATATGCGTAAGATGGGCCGTAATCTTGCTCGCGTTGCAAATCAAAGGGGCAAATAATGGCTAGCTACAGCATGAAGAAAGGCGGTAAAGAAATTGGTCCAGCTTCTGTGTATGCTGAACCGCATACGATGAAGGGGCAAGCTGGGGTTGATCTTAAGAACTCGGGGTATCCGCAGACAGATATCAAGACAACGGGGATCAAGATGCGCGGCACTGGAGCAGCAACCAAAGGCACAATGTGCCGGGGACCGATGGCGTGAATTACACGGAGTTAAAGAAGGCAATCCGAGGGTATGTCGAGAACGACTTCCCGACGATTACTTTTGCTGATTCGGTTACGACTTATACGTCGGACGACCAACTTGCGACATTTGTTAAGCAGGCTGAACAGCGCATCTTTAACTCCCTTCAACCACCCATATTCCGCAAAAGTGTTATTGGTGTTTTTGATGCGGATAATCCTTATCTCACTTGTCCTGATGACTTTCTTTCTCCCTTCAGTCTTGCTGTAATTAATCTGACGACAGGGCGGCGCGATTTTCTGTTGAATAAAGATGTTGAGTTTATTCGTGAGGCATACCCCATCCCCACATCAACAGGTCGTCCTCGTCACTACGCATTATTTGGGCCAATGGTAAACGGTGGTGTTATTACTAATGACATATCAATTATTGTTGGGCCGACACCAGATTTAAACTATCAAGCTGAGCTTCACTATTTCTACTACCCAGAATCTATCGTTGATGCGGGTACATCATGGCTTGGCGATAACTTTGATACGGTGCTTTTGTATGGCGCACTCCAAGAGGCGTACACGTTTATTAAAGCTGAGCAAGATATGATTGCTAGGATAGACGCGCAGTACAAAGAAGCTCTTGCGCTGTTCAAACAACTTGGTGATGGTAAAGATCGCCGTGATACGTATCGTGACGTACAAGTACGTTACCCTGTGAGGTAGTATGGCAATCTACCAAACGATGTGCACAAGTTTTAAGGCAGAAGTTGCCCAAGCTTTGCACAACTTTACGACGGGGACGGGAGATGTTTTTTATATCGCCCTCTACACTGCTAGCGCCAACCTTGGTGCAGACACTACGGTTTATACGGCGTCGGGTGAATCCAGTGGAACCAATTACACGGCTGGCGGGATTGCACTCACAAACATCACGCCAACCACATCAGGAACGACGGGCTATTGGTCGTTTCAAAACGCTACTTTTTCAAACGTCACTCTTACGTGCGCTGGGGCGTTGATTTACAATTCCACCAACGGCAACCGTGCGGTTTGTGTTTTAAATTTTGGTAACACGATTAGTAAGTCTGGAGCTGATCTTGTTATTACTTTCCCTGCTCCGGGGGCAACAGATGCTGTTTTAAGGATAGCCTGATGGCAACGGTGTTTACGACTAAAGGTGACATGGAAGAAGCGTTGTTAGAGAAACGCGAAGGCGTTATTGATAATGACAATGAACATACGACGTGGGTTGAGTATTGGCATAACGGTGAGCTAGTTCACCGATCCGCGCATGTGACGTTAAAAAAGGCGATGGTTTTATCTGCAAAAGCAGCAAAAATTGGTTAGTTTAAAAGGAGCCTGAAATGGCAAATACCCAATCTATGTGCACTTCGTTCCTGCAAGAATTAATGCAGGGGCTTCAAAACTTTACGACCAGCACAGGTAACTCGTTTAAAGCAGCGCTATACCTTGCTTCGGCAACCATTAATGCAAGCACGACTGCATATACAGTCTCAGGCGAAGTATCTGGAACTAACTACACGGCTGGCGGTGTGGCAGTGACTAACGGGACTTCCCCACAGTCTACTAATACGTCAGCAACTGCTGGTGTAGCGTACTGGACTCCAAGTGCTTCGATTACGTATACCAACGTGACGTTGACAACGGCTTTTGATGCGGTGCTGATCTATAACAGTACGAACTCAGATCGTGCGGTTAGTGTGCACACCTTTGGTTCGCAGACGATTACGGCTGGTACGTTTACGCTGACGATGCCGACAAATAACACGACTTCTGCGTTGTTAAGACTGTCAACGACTTAATTTTTCTTTAGGGGTAGCCCGTGGCTAATTTTGGCTGGGGTGATAATCCGTGGGGATACGACGGTTGGGGTGGCGTTGGTGTTGAAGCTGCACTGACAGGAGTCAGTGCGTCTGGCGCAGTTGGTAGTGTTGAATTTAAACTTGTTGCTAATGGTGTTGAAGCAGTAGGTAATGCGGGCACGCTTACTGTTGCAGAACGGCAAATAGCTTTAACAGGCGTTTTTTCTTCTGGCGCTGTTGGTGATTTATCTGAATCTGTTGGGCCTACTGAAGAAGGAGTTGTAGCTGCTGGAGCAGTTGGATCAGTAGTATCTAATATTTCTGTTGAATTATCTGGCGTAGATGCCTCTGGGGTTGTTGATAGCGTAGCTGCTACCCTCTCTTTTGGTGTGTCTAGCGTTTCTGCTTTTGGTAATGTTGATTCAGTTGCATTTTCTTACGCTGCTGAACTTACTGGGGTAGAAGCTTCTGGAACTGCCGGAAATGTTGAGTTTACCAAGTTAACTGCAATAACCGGGGTTGAATCAACTGGGGCTGTTGGGTCAGTAGTTGCACTACCCTTTAGTGGGGTGACGGGCTCTGGACAGGTAGGGGCTGTTGGTAAGACAATAACGGTGGGCCTATCTGGTGTTGCTGCCACAGGTGAAGTTGGCGTCCTTACTTATACTATACCTGTTGGGCTATCTGGCGTAGTTGGCGCAGGTGCGGAGGGTGTAGTAGGTTTAAACAACTCTAGAACACTAGCCGGTAACCAAGCACAAGGTTTTGTAAACGATTTTGGGGTTCGTTATTGGAGCCTAATAAACAATTACCAAGACGCTCAATGGGAATTAGTTGAAACGGAGTAATAAATGGCTAGTACATTTTCAAAACTCAAAATTGAGTTGATCGGAACCGGGGATCAGTCGGGAACCTGGGGCGCGACGACCAATAACAACCTTGGCTCGTCCAGTACGTATCGTGGGTTGGAGCAAGCGATTGTCGGTATGGCGACACTTGTGACCGGCGACTTTACAACGAACTCTTACACGCTTCCCTACACGGATAGTAACGATGACCAAGACTTCCGTTGCTTGGTTCTAGACATCACGGCAACACTGACAGGCGCAGGAACAGTGATTGTTCCGGCAATTCAAAAGCCTTATATCGTGATGAACAACTCGTCGGGTGGCTTTGCTGTTACCGTCAAAGTATCTGGGCAAACGGGTATCTCTGTTCCTAACGGTGCCAAGGTACTGCTTTATAACAACGGTACGGATGTCGGTACGGCGGTTACTTATCTAACCTCTTTGACGCTTGGCTCTGCTTTGGGCGTTGCTTCAGGGGGCACGGGTCTTACTTCGGGAACTTCGGGCGGCATCCCTTATTTTTCTAGTACGTCTGCCATAGCTTCCTCGGCAGCACTTACTGCTAATGGCGTTTTAATTGGAGGCGGTGCCGGAGCAGCACCTACGTCAACAACTGCTGGTAATTCAGGGCAGGTGCTTACTTCTAATGGTGCTGGATCTGCTCCAACTTTTCAAACTTTAAGCGCCCCCACCCTTACCAACAACACCCGTCAGGCAGTTACTTCGTCAGCTACCACCACGATTGACTTAAATAGTGGCAATGTCATCGATTTGACGATGGCAGCAAACATCACCACTTTATCGTTTTCCAACGTCCCAGCAAGTGGTACGCCTATACTTATACAAATCATTGTTAAAAACGCTTCCACTGGCGTTTTCTACAGTATTAATTGGCCGTCATCTGTTTATTGGGGAACTGCCACAACAAATCTAAATGTCCAAAGTGCTCCGGCATTAGCATCAGGTGCTAATGGTGTAACAGTCATTGCATTATTGACTACTGATGGCGGTACAAAGTGGCGCGGTTGGGTTGAGTCTAGTATTCCTGGCGGCAACATTAATACTTTGTATTCTTGGGGTTTGTCAACTTATGGGCAGCTAGGGGATAACCAAGCTACTACCAACAGATCCTCACCGGTACAGGTAGGAGGTTTTAATTGGATTGACTCTGGTTCAATGAATCAGTCTAATTTTGCAATTTCTGCTGCTGGGGTTGCATATCTTATCGGTGGTACTGTTACTAGTGGTCAAGCTGGAACTATTGTAGGAGTTGTGTCTAGACCTGTACAAATAAATAACGCAACGAATTGGGTGTCTTTAGCGTGTGGATCGGGCTTTACTTTATGGATTAATCAAGATGGCGATTTGTTTGGAACGGGACTCAACCAGTATGGTCAATTAGGCGTTGGAGATGTTGTAAATCGCTCCAGTTTTACACAGATTGGAGGCGGTCAAAAATGGTGGAAAGTTGCGGCGGGGAATCTTCACACGCTTGCATTAACAACGAAGGGGCAGTTATTTGGTTGGGGGGTTAACAATTTTGGACAAGTTGGCAACAGTACCAGTACCAATCGTAGTTCTCCCGTACAAGTAGGGTCACTAACATCATGGACCAATATAGCTGCTGGTGAGAATTTTTCGTTAGGAATTTCCGACGGGCGACTGTTTTCTTGGGGGAATGGTTATGCTGGGACTAGAGCAAACGGCCTAGGTGGTGTTAATTCGGTCAATTCTCCAGTACAAGTTGGCGCATTAACGACTTGGACGGATGTCACAGCTTCAACCCCTAGAACGACAAGCACAGGGCGGACGGCTCACGGCATTGCAGGCGGCGCATTATTTGGGTGGGGAGTAAATGCTAGTGGGCAAATAGGTGATAACACAACTATCGCCAGATCATCGCCCGTACAAGTAGGCGCGTTAACAACATGGGCCAGTGCTTTTCAATCACCCTTTAATTGCTTTGCAATAAAAACGGATGGCACTGCATGGGCATGGGGGGCTAACAGTGACGGACGACTTGGCCTAGATGACACAACAAGTCGTTCTTCACCCGTTCAACTTGGTGCCGCAACAGATTGGGCAAAATTTAGTGGTATCGATTCAACCCTAGCTATGCGGACGTCATCGTCGGTCAATCCAGCATGATGCACTTTTTATCAGGGTTGCCACGTTCAGGCTCGACGGTGCTTGCCGCGATCCTAAATCAAAATCCCATAACGCATGTAACGCCAACATCGGGGCTTATTAACATTATGGGTGCTGTTGCGTATCGATGGGAGCAAGACAAGACCATTCATACTCAAGGCCGAAATGACGATGACATGATCCGCATGTTGCGTGGTTTGATGATGGCAAAAAATGAAACCGTGCCCAAACCAGTCATCATTGACAAAAATCGTGGCTGGCCTGACCCCCGTGTTATGAGAACAATGACGAAGGTTCTCAACCGTCGGCCTAAGATCATTGCAACCGTTAGAGATGTGCCGGAATGTGTTGCTTCATTTGTGCGTTTGCTACACCCTGAAAAACCAGAAAAAATCTTAAACGAGTCGTTGCTTGTGGAAGCAATTAAAACGGCATATACGTTTTTACATGCAGGAATGTTAGAAGACCCGTTAGCATTTTGTATTATTGAGTACGAAAACCTGTTGGCAGATCCTAAAGGCCAACTGAGGCGAATACACGACTTTCTTGAACTTGATCCTTTTGATTACGATTTCGATCAAATTGACGGTTCAATCGTGGCCGAAAAAGATGATGAAGTATGGGGCATTCCAGGTTTACATGACATCAAACCAAAGCTAGAACGTCAGCATAATGAAACGGCACAGGCAGTGCTTGGATGCCGTTATACAGAATTCGTACAGCCTCGTTTTTGGCGTGGTGAATCGTCAGAGTCATTGCCGAAGCAGCCCTTAGACCTTCAACTGGAAGCGGCGCAACGAGGTGATTTCCAGAAGGCTTGGGAGATCGGACAGCAATTAGAACGTGTAGAGCCGGAGAATGATCGGGCGGCGTACAACAGGGGTTTGTATGTCTTAATGCGCGGCCATTTGCAAGAAGGCATGAAACTCCTGGCACGAGGAAGAATCGCTCAAGTCTTTGGCAACACTAGGCCAAATGTGGTCACTCCGATGTGGGACGGCCAGCCGGGAAAGATCGTGCTGCTTTATTTGGAAGGCGGGTTAGGCGATCAAATCCATCAAATGCGTTTTGTGCAAGACATTACGGCGCGTAAATGCAAAGTAATTGTTGCTTGCTCGCCTGAGCTAGTCATACTCTTTGCATCAGTACCTAATGTACACGCAGTCATTGTTCATAACGCAGCCCCTGGCATTTACCACGATGCGTTAGTGCAGGGGATGTCAGCCCCCATTCCGCTAAATATTGAATATAAAGATGTTTGGGGTAGGGCTTATATACCAAGGCCACACGTTGAAAAAACAAAATTTCGTATCGGTTTGCGGTGGCAGGGTAATCCTAACTTTGAGCATGATCACCGTAAGTATTTTGATCCAAACTTGTTGTTTGATGCAGTCAAAGGCCATGATGTTGAGTTTGTCTCGTTGCAACGCGATGAAGGCTCACAGCACCGGCCTGAGTGGGTTCTTCCGTCTAACCTTGACTCATGGCAAGACACACGAGCAGTGGCGGCAAGTTGCGATCTTGTTATTTCATCTTGCACATCGGTAGCGCATTTGTCTGCTGCTATGGGCGTTCCGACATGGATTGTGATCCCCATATTGCCTTACTATTTGTGGGCTACCCCTGGTGACCGCGCTCCTTGGTACGATGCTGTGCGACTGTTTAGGCAAACCAAATATGATAGTTGGACAGAGGTTTTTAATCAGGTGCGTATCGCACTTGATGATCATCTAAAAGGAGCACAGGATGCCAAGCTTAGATTTGTGGGTTAAAGTCGAAAATGGACAAGTGGTTAGGGAGCCGGGGCTACTACCGCCAGCCATAAAAAATTCAGGCGCTGATAAGGATAGCTTAATCCTTTCAGGATGGTATCCCGTTGTTTCAGTCAAGCCAGCAACGGTTGATTTAAGTACTGAGAAATGGGAATCTCAAACTTTTGAGATAAAAAGCGATCATGTTGTCTGGACGTTGACGAAACGAGCCAAGACACAAGAAGAGCTTGATGAAGAAAACGCTGAAAAATGGCGCTTATGGCGCATTGAGCGCAACTTTAGACTAGCTGAAACTGATTGGATGGTTATAAAGTACGCTGAGGCAGGGGAGCAAATACCTGATGCTTGGGCGGCTTATCGGCAAGCCTTACGGGATCTTCCACTTCAGACAGATTTCAATGGCATTGATTGGCCGGTCAAGCCTGTATGAAGTCGTTATTTTTTAGTTATGACATGGAAGTGGATCAGGCGTACATTATTCGGATTCAAGGCCATGAAGTTTCAGAGCGCAAGGCTAATGAAGCTGCCAAGTCCTGCGCCTCTATCGGTATGCCTTATCAGTTTTGGGATGCCTACAACGGCTTGCAAGATTACATCCAGATACCTTCTCACCATAGTCAGGTGATGAACCTGATTAAGGTAACCGACCACTACCTTACCCGTGGCGAAGTCGCTTGTGCGCTATCGCATATTAGCTTGTGGGCCAAGTGCGTTGAGCAAGATAAACCTATCGTAATCCTTGAGCATGATGCGGTAATGCTCAGCCCTTACAGAAACCACCAGGTCTATAACTCCATTTGTTTTCTTGGATGTTTTGAGCAGACACAGCAGGGATGGAGCGTACAGCCAACGCCACCACATGCATCTGAAGGGCCAAATTACCACTTTATATGCCGTGCTCATGCTTACGCCATTGATCCTGCCGTGGCAAAAAACATGCTCGCTCATGTCATCAAATATGGGATTTCAGCACCGCTAGATATTTTGCTTCGTGCTGACATATTTCCCATCCATCAAATGGGTGTGTACGCTACGGACAATGCTGATAAAACTGAAACCACCATTCTTGGTCGCCCCAAGTTTGGCCGAAAAACTGACCGCAATGACAAGTTAGCCGCATGAAAAAAATCCTGATCATGGGCCTGCCGGGAGCAGGCAAGACTTTTATGGCTGAAGCTTTGAAAAAACGCTTGGAAGCCAGTACAGATATTCCTTTTGAAGCTCTTGCACAACGTGAAGTCGTCCCTGCTTTTTATCGCCCCAGCGTCAAGTGGTTCAACGCTGATGAGGTGCGTAAGAAGTATAACGACTGGGACTTTAGCCGTGAGGGTCGCATTCGTCAGTCCTTACGCATGGCAGAGTTTGCACTCACTGCCAATGCCGATTATGTGATTTGTGACTTTGTGGCACCCCTGCCTGAGATGCGTCACAACTTCAAAGCTGACTGGATAATCTGGATGGATACCATCGACCAGGGGCGCTACGAAGATACCAACAAGGCTTTTATCCCACCTGCTGTTTACGACTTTCGTATTACCGAAAAGGATGCTGATAAATGGTCTGACTTCATTGCTGACCACATCATTCATGACCGCCGCAGGCCACGCTTTGACTGGAAGAAAGAGACCGTTCAAATGCTTGGACGCTGGCAGCCCTGGCATCCTGGTCACCGCAAACTTTTTGAGCGTGCGATTGCCAAAACAGGTCAGGTTGTCATTCAAATCCGCGACTGTCAGGGATGGAACGGGTCCAACCCTTTTGCTGCCGAGCAAGTCAAAGAGTTCATCAGGCGCGATCTTGATCCTATCTTCCAGGGTCAGTACGAGATCCAATTGGTGCCCAACATCGTGAACATCACCTATGGCAGGGATGTGGGCTATAAGATTGAGCAAGAAGTGCTTGACGATGCCACGCACGCCATCTCAGCCACCAAGATCCGCGAGAAGATGGGCCTAAAATGATTCCAAAGATCATTCACAT